TAAAGATTGTTTCTTTATATCTTATAACACTTATTTAAAAGTTAAAGAATTATTAAATAAAAAGAAATAGTATGATTATAATAAAAGTCGTAAAGAAAAGAATAGCGATAACAAAGAGTGTTTTTCTACTTTAAAATATAAAAGAAAAAAAGGGGGTATATTTATTTATGGCAAATATTATTAAGACTATGAAAGTTAAAAATAAACCTAAAACTACTACTATTAATTCTACTGATAATAAAAAGAATATATCTTCTACTGTTAATAATATTAATGAAACTAAAAAGAAAGTAGGAAGACCAAAGTTTATTATTGATTTTAAAATGGTTGAAAAATTAGCGAACATTATGTGCACGAGAGAAGAGATAGCAACTATATTAGGATGTAGCATTGACACATTAAAAAGGAGCGAAGAGTTTAGCACAGTCTATAAAAAAGGGTTAGAAAATGGCAAAATGTCGTTAAGAAGAATACAATTTAATTTAGCAAAAACTAACGCTTCAATGGCAATATGGTTAGGAAAACAGTATTTAGGGCAAAGAGATAACGTAGAGAACATAGATGAAGAAAAGACAAAAGTAATGATTATAAACGATGTAGGAGATGAAGAAGAAGAAAGCTAACATATAGAAAAATATATTTATATAAAAATAAAAAAAGAGTAAGGGGTTAAATACTTATGAAGAAGAAAGAAAAAAAAGGGGTAAGAATAAGCAAACAGATAATACCTAAATTCAGCAAAGCGTTTAATTCAAAAGTACCGAGAATAATTATATATGGTGGTCGTGGAAAGACAGCAACATCGTTTATGAGTTTAAAAAGTGTTTTTACAGTATTTAGCACTGATAATTGTAGTGGTGTAATTATGAGAAGAAACACAAATAAAATAAGGCGAAGTGTATTCGCAGAAACAAAAAAGGCAAGTGCAAGATTAGGACTATTAGAAAAGATACATTATAAAATGACTGTGTCGCCTTTTGAGTTTTTAGTAAAACAAAATAACAACAGAATATATTATACAGGTATAGAAAATACCGATGATATAAAGGGTATGGTTGATCCATTAAAGCCAATTAAGTTTGTATGGATTGAAGAATTGACCGAGTTTTTTGATAAGTCGTTAGAAGATGGAGAAGATATGTTAGATAACATAGAAGCTACTTTTTCAAGGGGGAATGATGATTGGTTCCAAATGTGTTATACATTTAATCCACCGAGAAATCCAAATCATCCTGTAATGAGATGGTTAAAGAAACAAGAACAAAGAGATGATACTTTAATTTTAAATGCTTCTTATTTAGATGTCCCGCAAGAGTGGTTAGGAAAAGCATTTATAAGGCAAGCAGAGAAATTAAAAGAAACAGATGAAGAGTTATACAACTATATTTATTTAGGGCAGTGTATAGGGTCAAGGGGTAGAATATACAATATCAAGGACAATTACATAACCGATAAATATAGAAATTATTATGACTTTTTCACAGTTGGATTAGATATAGGAGAAAGCAAGTCAGCAACAGTATTTACATTATGTGGTTATTACAGAGAAAAAGGACTTTTACACTGTGAAACATTAAAAGAGTATTATCACCGAAACGCAAATGAAAATAAATTTAATCAAAAAGAGTTTGATGACTACGCACAAGATTTTATAAATTTTTATAAAGAGTGTATAAGTGAGTTTGGAAGAATACCACTTGAAGTTAGAGTAGATCACGATGTTATGTTTAATAAAGCGTTGAAGAGAAAGTTTATAGAAAACAAATTAGATTTTAGTAGAGTGAAATTGGCAAGAAAGTTTCAAATAAATGACCGAATTAAAGCAACACAGTTATTACTTGCTAACGGTCAATATAAAATAAATAAGAACTGTCCTATACTTATACAAGCATTTAAAGATGCAGTATGGAACGAGAAAAAAAGCGATATGGGTATAGATGAAAGGTTAGATGACTTGACAAGCAACATAGACAGTTTAGACAGCAACGAATACGCAATGGAAATGTATTACAGTGAAATGTTAAGGTATGTTAGCAAGAAAGAGTGGAAGTGATAACAAGTGGCAAATATATTTAAAACGATTAGAGATAGAATAAAAGAAAGGGGACTAAATAAATTGGAAAAGAACTTACAAATTTTATATGATAGAAAAAACATATCTTTTAATCCGCTTACAGTATCAAGTTTAGTTAGTCCTATAAGTGATAAAAATTATTCAGTTAGGTTAATGGAGCACTATGTTTGGTATGTAGGGTCGTTGAGTTTATTATTAAGTTTTTATAGAAAAAATAAAGCGTTATATTCAACAGGAGAAGCATTAGATGATTACAATTACTTTTGGGGTAATGTCCCGATTGAAAATAGGCGTGTGCATTCTAAACTACCACAAATCATAAGTAATAAAATGGCTGATATGTTATTATACAATGGACTTGATATAGATACACAAGTTTATACAGTAAATGACAAAGGCGAAAGAGTGGTGGATGAAGAGCAGTCACGAATAGTAAAAAATGTTTTGATGAGTATTTACAAAGATAACGATTTTAAAAAGTTATTAAGAAAATCAATGACTGATGAAAGTTGGTCTGGCGATATAGCGTGGAAATTGATTATTGACACTTCATTTTCAAATAAACCGATTATACAAGAAGTAGACACAAGGAACTATGAAATCATAACTAAATACGGTAAAGATATAGGAATTGTTTTTAAAGAATACTACGAAAAGCAAAACGGCAAAACAACAGACCATTATGTGTTAGAAGAAACTTACACGAAAGATGAGAACAATAACGCACTTATTGCTTATCATTTATTCAAGCTTGACAGTGCAGGTAAAAAACAAGAACTACCATTAGGAGCGTTAGAAGAAACAGCACCATTATTAGACAATCCATTGTTTGATACCGAAACACAAACGATAACATTTAATGGACTTGCGGAGATGCTCGCACATAGGAAACCGAACAGACTACCGAATGCAGAATTTCCTAACACGAACTACGGACAAAGCGATTATTCTGGGTCTTGCTCTTTGTTTGATAGTTTAGATGAAACTTTATCAACAATGGTTGATGATATAAGAAAAGGGCGCTCATTAGCATTTATACCTGATACACTTATACCAAGAGATATGTATGGCAATGTAGAAAGGTTTAATGATTTTAAATTAAGATATCAAAAAGTAGCTGGCAGTGATGCATCTACCGAAAACGAGAACGAGATAACGGAATACAACCCATCAAGCAAGAGCACCGAACAATTAGAAAAATACAAATCAATTTTAATGCAGGTTTGTAATTCAGTTGGTTTAAGTCCTCTAACACTTGGAATAACTGGACTTGAAAGTATAGATGCATCAGCACAAAGCCAACAAGAAAGAGAAAAGGTAAGTATAAGAACAAGGAATTATAAGATTGGTCTATGGCAAGAGTTTTTAAAAAAGATATCAAAAAAAGTTTTAAAAACTTATATCTATATGCAAGAAATCACAACAACGGGAGAAGAGATAGAAGATGAAGAATTAAAAGCGATAAAAGAACTTGATATAGACAACATAGAAATAAATATAAACTTTGGCGATTATGCTTTAAAACCTTTTGATGAAAGATTAAGAGATTATGGAAGCGCATTACAATTAGGGTCAATATCAATTGAAAAGGCGGTCGATTTAATTTACAAAGATGAAATGACCGAAGAACAAAAACAAATTGAAGTGGATCGATTAAAGATGCAAAAAGGGTTTAGTTTAGCAAACGAAGATAACTTGTTAAGCGATATAGATTTAGCACTTTAAAAAAAGAGTAAGTAAGCGAACATAAAAAGGAGCGAGTAAAAGATATGGAAGAAGAAAAAAGAGAAGAACAAGAAAAAGATATATCTATAAAATCGCCAAAAGAAAATGTCGCCGAAAAACAAATGATAGCAATTGAAGATGCGAACATAAGAATTAAAAAGTTAATAGTAAAAAGTTTAAGAGTAGGTGTAGATTTAAAAGAATTAAATAAACAGATATTAGAGATAATAGAAGAGAATGGAGAGTTTTTAAAAAAATATCCTAAACTGCACGAGTTATACACACAAACAATGAAAGCATCAACGCAAAGGTGGTTTAGATACTATACCGAGAACTTAAAAAAGATAAACACAAGGGCTGTAAACAAATTCACAAAAATAGGTATAGCAGTAAGTAATATCAATGCAATTTATAGCAATCAAAATGTGTTTAGAAAGTTTGTAGCGAACAATCCAAAGGGACTTGCTGTTATTGCAGATTACGAAAAGTTAGTAAAAAGAGAATTAAATAAACTTATAGCTGATAATCCAATAGCAACAATAACAGACAAAAACGGAGTTGTAAAAAGGCGAAGTTTAAGAAATGAAGCAGAAACATATATAAGACTACAAGCCAATAAAGAAGATATAGTGAATTTAAAAAAAAGCGGTGTAAAGTTTGTTATGACAACATCACACGCAGATGCATCAAAAAGATGCGAGAAATGGCAAGGCAAATTATATTCATTAGATGGCACAAGTGGAGTATATAAAGGGATGCGATACATACCATTAGAAAAAGCAATGCAAGGCGAGAACAACGATGGAAACGGTATAATAAGCGGTTATAATTGCAGACACCGAGCAATTGTATACAAAGATGGAATGACAGCACCAACGGAATATAGCAAAGCATTTATAAAAAAGCAAAGGGAGATTGATAGCAAGCAAAGATATTATGAAAGGCAGATAAGAAATTATAAAATAAAAGAAGAGTTATTGCGTGGTGGTGGTTTTAATCAAGAAGCGAGTGTTATACGCAAGAAATGGCAAATCAAAACAGCAGAATATAAATACTTTTCTTTGAAAAACAAAAGGGCTTATTATGAATGGAGAACAAGAATAAGTCTAAACGAAAAAGAGCAAATCATCCAAAGTGAGATTGCTAAACAAACAATGTAGGTTTCAATAGTCTTGTTAAAAGTTTAAGACTTTAAAGATAAAAGTATAAACAAGAAAACTTATTTTATAACAATACTAAATGGCGGAGAACATTTAGGAAAGGGGGAAATTTAAAATGAGTGAAGAAAATAAAACAGTAGTTAATGAAACAGAACAAGAAGCGCCTAAAATGGAAAATGCAAGCAAGGGTGCAGTGGTAGAAAACAAGGCACAAGAGCAAACATCAAAAGTTGAAAGCAAAACAATAGCGAACAAAAAAGAGCAAACAACTAAAAAATACGACTTTAATGAACTTATGAAAGATAAAGAGTTTGTAAGAGAGTATGACCGAAGAGTTGGCAAAGCAATAAACACTGCTATTGAAAAAAGAAAAAAAGAGATTGAAACTCAATTTAAAAACGAGTATGAAGCAAAAACAAAAAGTTATATAGAAGAGTATGCAATCAAAGAAAAAAGCCTTAATGAACAATTAAATTATTCAAATAATAAAATTGAAGCATTAAGCAAAGGAGTAAAAAGCGATTTTATTGAAGACGTTGTTATTTTGGCTAATAACTATGTTAGTGAAGAACTAGATTTTGATAAAGCACTGGAACAAGTATTAGAAAAATACCCATATTTTAAAGGGACCGAAAACAATAAAGTTATTAAAGCAGGAACTCCTATAAGCAAAGAACCAAAAACAAGTGGCAAAACGCTGGCTGAACTATACATTGAAAAAAATTATAGATAGCATTTAAAAAAAATAAAATAAAGGGGGAAAAATAAATGGCTATTAAAGTAAACAATCTATATGTTGATGAAGCATATAGTCCGATCGTGGTTAAAGCCTTGTGGGCTAATCAAGTTTTAATTCCTGGAATTACTTACACTGATAAATACTACGAGAGAGCAGGAAAAATTTATATTCACAAAGAAATCAAAGGAACGGTAAATGCCGGAGCACCTGGAAGAGACTTTACGTCACAACACGCTGAAGACGGTTTAGTTGAGATTTCAGTAAATCAAAACTTTAACAGAGACAAAAAAATATACGGAGTTCAATTAGCACAAGTTTCATACGACGTTATTGCTAGTCAAGTCGATTTAGTTGGTAGAGAAATTGGAGCTGGCAGACAAAAAACTGGACTTGCATTTTTAGCAAACGAAGCAAGTGTTTATGGCAGCAACGAAAAATTAACTGGAACTAACGTTAAAAAACACTTAGTTGCTATTAGAAAGAAAATTGTTGACGCTGGTGGAAGTTTTGATTATATCATCGCTTCAACTAGTGCTTATGCAGCGATTTTAGAAGACAAAACAAACTATGTTCCTGAAATGAACGATGAACAATTAAGAAATGGTGTCGTTGGTAGATACTTAGGTGCCAATGTTTTAGAAGCAAATGCACTTCAAGGAAATGTAAAACCTTACGGCTGGGACAATCCATATGATTTAAGCACAATTGATTTAATCGCTGGTAGCGTTGATGCTTTTGCTGTTGTAGACCAATTAGACTTATTAAGAGCAAAAGACAGCGAAAACTTCAACGGTGTAAGAGTTCAAGGAGAAGCAAACTGTGGATTTAAAGTTTTAAATCCTGACGCTATTGTTGTTAAGTTTAATGACGGAACAGTAAACACAAATGAAAACACTTTTTATGTAGAAGCGAAAAAAGGAACTACTACTAAAACTGTTTTAGTTGAATTACTAAACGGAACTTTTGACGAAACAATAGCACATACTGACTTTACAGTAATTGGAAGCACAACGACTGCTGTTGCTCTAAATGAAGCAAAAACAGTTGCAACTTTAACGCTTGCAGATGCAAACACTGATATTGTTATTACTGCAATTGCAACAACTAAAATTGTTGGCTATGATGCAGATATAAACAATGTTAGTGGTTTACCAATTGTCGTTAAAACTGCTACCTAGTTAGTTGTTATTTTAAAGGGGGAGAGATTTTATTTTTCTCTCTCTCTTTTTTAATTTAAAAGAAAGGAGTGGCAAAGTTATATGATTAAAATAACCGAGCAAGAATATTACGAAATTACAGGTATTAATTTAAGTAGTGTTTTACCAAAAGACCAAGACAGCAAACAAGCCGAAAGATTTTTAAATAGAATGTGTGATGAAGTAGAGAGATTTATAAAAAAATACAATCCAAAGTTTTATAACGACTATAATCTACCAAACATAACAAAAGAACAAAAAGAAATCATAAAAAACGCTTGTATAGAACACGCCTTATATACTTGGAATACTGGGTCTTATTATTATGAACCGAACGGTTTAGCAAAAAAGATACCAATATCACAAGATGTAAAAGATATATTAACACCATTACTTTATAGGGGGTTATAATTATGTCTTTGAACTTTTTATTTAATAATAAAGCGGGACAAAATAGAAAGGCGCTTTTTTTTAAATTAGAGATAGAAAACGAAAAGGTAGGAAACAACAACTTTTTAAATCCGGATGGACTAAAAAAGAAATTCGCAAAAATACCGATTGAATTTACTTGTGGAGTTTATGAGGGTGAAAAAACATTTAGAGAAAATGTAATGGATGGACTAAACATAACGAGTAGCAGCTTAATTTTATTTACAAATGATTTAAGAGTGATGGACTTAATAGAGCGTGGCGATAAAGTGAGATATGAAAATCAAGATTATGCAGTAATGGAAACAACAGTAATAAAAAATTATACTAACTCACAATATCAAAGATACGCACAAGAACGATATAAAATAATCGTATTAGGGTAAAAGGGGAGAAGTGATAATGTATGACTAAAAATCAATTTATACAATTTGTGAACGATTACATTGTCGCTGTTTTAAAAATGAATGCACCAAAAAGGACTGGCAACCTTGCTTATAACTCAATAAGATTAGTTGGAAATGAAATAAAGGTTGGGGGAGAAATAGCACCTTATGCAGTTTATACAGAAGAAAACAACAAGAGCAGTAAAGGGTGGATAAAAAGAACTATCCAATCTTTAATACCAACAATAGAGCAGTTGGCAAAAAATAATATAAGCGAAGAAGAATTTAGAAAACTTATAGATGAAACAAATAAAAATGTAGATTTACAATTTGAGAATATAGCAAATAAGTATTTAGAATATATGCAAAAACTAACGGCGAAAGGTAAGTGATAAGAAATGGAACAAAAAGAGAACATAACATTTGACCAGTTATATCAAACAGTGATATATGAAAAGTTATTAACGCTCAACGACAATGTGGAAAACTTCGTTGTTTTAAATGATGTTAGCGAGTTTCAAGAAAATGACAAACTTATTGAAGATGACACAACATACATTTTAATAAAAACATATGGCGGAACAAAAACAACACTACCAAATTTAAATCAATCGTTAGTTGCTTGTGGTATTATTGTAAATACGCCAGACGGTCAAAAGTGGAAGAGAATACTTGATACTTTAATAAGTGAAACAAACGGAGAGTGGCAAACGATATCTTATGATGGCGATGAAAAATATAACGCAGTAGCTTATAATTATTTTCAAACATTAGGCACGCCTTATATGTTATCACAAGTTGAAAATATAGGAACTTCAACAAGATATATAGTAAGTGTAAATGGCAACATTGCTTATGATACATCAACAAACTATAATGTATTCCCAACATATAGTGTTTTAATAGGAGCAGATTATATAGAGATTAAAAATATAATCAATCACAGTTTCTCATCTTCGCCAATACCCGAAACATTTATACCTTTAAGTAGCGGTATAGCAAAGAACGAAATAAAAGGGGTAGCACGCACATTTGCAATATCAGTTTTAATTGATTATGAAGATGAAGCGCACGACTTATTACTTACAAGATGTCTTAATAAAAACGAGCTACTAAATCCAATACCATTAAAAATAGAGATAGCAAACAAATATGTTATAGTTGGTAATTTTTCAGTAAGTATAACAGCAAATCAAACAAGGGGAAATTACACAACAGCAACATTTAATTTTGTAGAAAGTAGCGATTAAAATGGCAAAAGATATTGAATACACGATAAAAGTAGTGGTGCAAGGGGAAAGTAGCGGAACGAACAAAACGAGCGAAAAAACGGCAACAAACAGCGATGTAGTGATAGAAACGAGCGACCAAACATTAAATGGGTTGAACTCTTCACTTATTAAAGCAGGCATTGCAACAATTGCAGTTGGTAAATCAATGTTTAACTTCGCAACAAGTTATGTTGGCACATATACTGGTAGCAGTTATCAACAACAACAAGTAAATACAGCGCTTAAAATGGGCGGTTATGCTTTATACGCAACACGCGATCCGATAGGTGCTTCTGTTAGTTTTTTAACTGAAATAACAACAAACTTTATAAGTGAAAAGATAAATAGAGATTTAAGGGAAGCAGAATTAATGTATCAAAGAGAAAAAATAGGTTATACTGCTAAAAATAGGAGCAGAAAATAAGGAAAGGCAAAAAAGCAATAAAAGGTGGTGTGAAAATAAATGGAAACTTTTAAAGTTTATGTGTGGATGAATGAAAAAGATACTGACTACACAGAACTAAACGAAACAAACGGCTATGATGTTATAACACCTATATATTTAAGTTTAAGGAAAACATCGATGCTTGACTTTGGTTTAATTCAATTTTTAACTGAAAACGATATAACAATAAAACCGTTTAGCAAATGTAAAATAGAAATTACAAAAAATGGCACAACAAAAACTTTATATTTTTACACTGCAAACAATATAAAAACAAAAATAAACGAAACAGTAAATCAACACAATTTATATTTAATTGAGCCAACAAAGATATTAGAAAGATATATAATCGGTGCAAGGGCATTTTCAAAAGATAGTTTTTACACACCTAATAACAAAAGTTTAATTGAAACAATGCTAACTAACTGGACTGTAAGGGGAGCGCCTTTGATTGTATTAAATACAAACGATAGGCAAGAATTTTTACAACCTAACAAAGATTTATTTTTAAGCGAACAAACAACCTTATTAGAAGCTTTAATAAAAGTCGGCGGTAGAATGAATGCGTTTCCAAGATTAGTTGATTTTCAAACATTAGAATTTGATTTTTATGATCGAAACTTGGAAGAATACGAAATACCAACTGACAGCATATACTTTGAAGCAATAAATAATACTATTGACACATTCGCAACATCAATTGAAAGTTATGCAAATAACATTTTAGATACTGATAAAACAATGTATGAATTAGATAACAAGCACGGTATATCAGTTAGAAGCGAAACATTAAGAATAACAAAAGATACAGCAATGATTATTACAAGTAGACCGATATACAAGATTAGAAAAGTATGGATAGCACCAAATGAGAACACAAGATTTAGGTGTAGATATGATGGCAATTATATGGATTTACAAGCAGGAGCAAGAATAGATATAACAAACTATGTATATGAAAAGCGAGAGTATAATATGTTAGATTATGATAATAGTAGTGGAGCGACCGAGTATCAATTAAAAGCGTTATATTATGAAAGTGGAGATAACAAGATACAAGGTTTATTTGGTTATCACGATAATTGGTTGTTTCAAAGTGGAGAAGCAATAGAAAAAATCCTACTATCTGGAGCGAGAGATACTGGAAGCGCGGTATTGTTTCCTGCATATAGTGGGTGGGCGGAGATTATAAATCTAAATGTATCGCCAGCAAACGATTATTTGAATTTAGAGTATATTATAGAATACGAAACATTAGATGATATAAAAGTATCGGCGTATAAAGATAGATGGCAACAATCATCACTTATACCAAATACAATTATTTATAATCAAAGCGCGAACATAATCAACTTTAATTATTATGGCGAGAACTTACAAGCAACAGTTGATAAAATGGCAAACAATGAATTTGATATAACTTTAAGATTAAAAAACGAGAACATACCAAAACTTAATCAATGCATCGTTGTAAATAACAAAAAATACAATATAAATGAGATAGATATTGAAAGTTATAACACTTATAAAAAAGTGAAAATAAAGGCAAGTAATAACTATAATAAAATTGCAGAAGATATAGATATTGATAGTCAATTAAAACTATTTAATATACCTAACGATAATTATATTGTAGATAGAATTATAAAGTTAGAAACTTTTATATTTTTAAATAAAGAATATACAAAGAACGATAGCGATTTAACAAAGAACGGTAAAAGATTAATAATGGAAGCACTAACAACTTATAACACTACTGACAATTCATTTACACCAATTGCGCAAGTAATAGTTAGATTAAATACTGTTTTTTTACTACCAATAAATTATTTAACAACTACCAAAAAGGCGATAATGTCTTTTGGATTTAACGATAATTATATTGGTGGAACTCAAAAAGAAGATACAACAGACAATAAAGGAGCAGTAAATAAAAATACATTTTATACTGACAGTAATGGCAATTTAGACCACTGCGACATACTCATTGAAAGATTAGTTGCAGAAGAAAATTATAAACCAAACAAACTACCTTTAAATGATAACTATTCCTTTCCAAAAAGATTATTAGGAACTGTTATACCAATTAAAAAGGATGTAAGGGAGAAATTAAAATTTAATTATCAAATCAACATATTAAGTGATAATGAAGATTTAATAATCGGCAATAGTTTTTCAAACAATTTAGGATTGTTTCATAAATACAGCGATGCAAAAAAATATGTTTATTTTTCAACAACTAAATTATATGAGAACTTTAAAAAGGTAAACAGTAACAATTGTAATGAGTTAGTAAATGGCGTGGCAACCGTAGGACTTTCAAACTCTATTACTATAAATAGAGATTACACAGATGAATATATGGGAGAAGCACATAACAATTATTTAAATATATCAATTACAGATGATTTAAAACAGTTGTATAAAGCATTCGTAATTGTAGATGAAAACTATGAAACAATTTTTATTTGTAATGATATTAACATAGAGAGAATATACTTTAATTTTTCAGATTATTATAATGAATAGAAAGGGGAAATGATAAATGATAAAAACTATTCACGAAGTCGTATTTGATAGTGCAGGAATACCAGACAATTACAATGTCGGAATATTAAGGCAAGGAACAAAGAACATAGACCAATTATCTATGCACTTTGAAAGTTATAACGATGCAGAAAGAGTGGTCGTTATAAGAGCAACAAGGGGAGATGGAGAGCTTGCACCGACTGGACTATTAGCACTACCAAGAACAGATGAAAACACAGGCAAAGTATGGTATGACTTTATATTCGGTCAGCAAGAAAATGAAAACAATGTAGGATCGTGGTTTACAGAGAGTGAAGATAACTTAACTTTAAATATTCAACTTGTAGATTATGATGAAGAAACACAAAAAACAAAAGTATATTTAACAAGTCAAATATCGTTTTTAATTGAAGAAACAAGCGGATTTGAAAAGGGCAGTGAATATACTTGGGACATTATACAAGGTTTTTTAAATGCTTTAAGTTTAAGACCAACATATCCTTATGTAGATAATGCAGTAAATATATTACAAGCACAAATTACAAGTAATAAAGGCAATATAACAAACTTACAAAATAGTAAAGTTGATAAAACAACGAAAGTAAATAATAAAGCACTACAAAGCGATATAACACTTACTGCTGATGATATTAAAGGCAAAGATGCTTTAAATCAAGAAATGACAATTCAAGAAGTATTAGATAGTAAAATGGATGACACGCAGTTATCACAAGTAATAGATGACAACTCACATAAAGCGCCAAGCAACAAGGCAGTAAATACAGTAAAAAATATACTTGATACTAAAATTGATAATGTAGAAAACACGCTTGATACCAAGATTGATAATGTAGAAAGTACTATAAATCAAGAATTAGATACAGTTGCTTATGTAGGTGCTTTAAGCGAAGAGGGAGAAGTTATGATAACAGTTTATAACGCCGATAAATTAGGTGGTAAAACTGAAAGCGAATTATCAGTAGCAAGAGCAGTAGACAGCGACAAGTTAGGTGGTAAAACCGAAAGTGAATTATCAGTAGCGAGTGCTTTGAACTCTACAAAATTAAATAACAAACAAGAAAGCCAATTATCAGTATCAAGTGCTGTGAACTCTGAAAAACTTAATAATAAACAAGAAAGTGAGTTATCAGTAGCAAGTGCTTTGAACTCTACAAATGCTAACAAACTTAATAACAAAACCGAAAGCGAACTTAATGTAGCAAAGGCAGTAGATAGCGACAAATTAGGCGGAGTTTTGGCAAGTGAGTATTTTAAGAAAAGCGATAACATCTTACAAAACGCACCATTAACTTTAAGTGGTAGCAGTAGCGATATAACATTACTTGCACCAATAAATACAGATGATATATTGGAATTTAACATTGAAGATAGATTGCATTATATTAAAATAAGTGGCAGTGGCGTATCAAATAGACACTATATAGAAATATTCGGCAATAATTCAGTTGGTAGCAACGAAATAGGGGGCAACACAATATGGTTTAATGCGACACCATATAGAAGAGTTAGATTTTATGTGAAAGAAACGCCAGGCAATATGGAAATGAACTTTGACAAATACAATGTAGAAGATATGTTAGGTGCAGTTGGTAATAATGAAAACGAGATAAAACAAGGCAATAAAACATTAACTATAAAATCAATTAGAAAGGTAAATTAAAAGGGGGTAATTTAAAATGGCAAAGACAACAACATTAAAAACAAAACAAGGCGATAAATTATACCCACAAACAACAGCAAGCGTTGTTATTACTGATAGGGGTAATGTTGCAGATGACTTAAACACTCTATACGCAAGAACTGATAAAAATAAGGGTTATTATAAAAGTTTAGCACAATTACAACAAGCACATCCAACAGCAAATAGTGGCGATTGGGCGATTGTGGATGAAACCGGCAAAGCACCTATTCATTATGCTTGGGACAGTGATATAAACGAGTGGAAAGAAAGTGGCTATAAGCCAAGTGGTATAATGTCAGTAAACGCTAAAACTGATGCTGATATAGTGTTGGGTGGTGGCGATATAAAATCTACTATCAATGTAAATAATGTAGATAGTGAGAAAACTATAACTCAACACTTACAAGACCACCAAACTGCTATTGAGAATATACCTACAACTGATAACACAACACTTGAAACAACAGCAGATAACAAACTTAAAATTAAAGCAAGTGGTCTAAATAATATGATTGATCATAAAGAAGACAAAAGCAATAAAGTTTCCTATATAGATGCTTTTTCCGACCACATCGCATATCCAACAGCAAAGGCAGTTTTTGAAGCACTACCAAAGGCAGATGGAATAACACTTAATTTTGATAGTTATACCAAAAAAATGAGTGTAAGAACTGTATGCTCTAAATACACAGCAACAATACCTACTGAAAATTGGGTAGGGACAGAAGCACCATATACGATACAACTAACAGTAAATGGACTAACTGAAAATAGTAATGTTGATTTAGATTTAGATTTATCTAACACTTTATATGAAGATATAGAAGCAATACAAAGTTGTTATGCTAAAATATATAGGGCAGTAAATGGTAATAACACTCTAACAATATATGCGAGTGAGATACCAACTATTGCTATACCGATTAAATTAAAGGTGGTGTTATAATATGGCAAAAGAAGTATTTATAAACAGAGTTATACAAGAATACTCACAAGCAACGACTGACCCAGAGGCAAGTGCTAATTGGGAAAGACCTGCTGATTTAGTAATGGGCGTGACACAAGATGGCGATAGTTATAGATTGCCAAAACCTACTATGAACAATAACGAGATATGGTATTTAATGGGTGTAAATGAAAATGGTTATAACGATATTGCTTTTTCTTGTAAAATTGATGGCACTACTTATTCGGTTGATTGGTGGAACGATGGCAGTGATATAAGAGTTTATAATAACAATGCTGTTGCTGAATATAACTACGACTTTAATGATAGTCGCCTTGCTAATATACCAGTAGATGATAAGGGGTATAAGCAAGTATGGATAAAAATAACACCTACTGATATTGAAAATAATTTGACAGGGTTAAATTGTCAAAGAAAACCAAGTTGGAGGAGTAATCAAAGTTATGTTTATCATCAAGTTTTAGAACAATATATAAAGGCAAGTGAATTGACCTCATTAGCCCATTGTGGTGATAACTATAGATACCCAATTTTAGATATATTTAGTTTAGAAGAAAATAAAATATCTTCACTAAACTATCTTTTATTTTGTTGTTATAATTTAAAAAAAATAGAAAATTTAGATATAAATAATATAAATAGTTTAGATTATTTTATGCAAAGTTGCTATTCATACAATCAACCATTTCCTGATGGTGTGACCTTTAATAATGTGATAAGTGCTTTTATGCAAAGTTGCTCTTCATACAACCAACCATTTCCTGATGGCGTGACCTTTGATAGTGTGAGAGATAGTTTTATGGCTAATTGCTTTTCATACAATCAACCATTTCCTGATATTGTGACTTTTGATAATGCGACAAGTAATTTTATGCAAAATTGCTATTCATACAACCAACCATTTCCTGATGGTGTGACTTTTAATAATGTGAC